ATCGCCTTGTCTTCCTAACTCAGGATACAATTGCGATGAGTGTGGCAAAAGACTTTGAGAACTTCTTCTTTACTAGTGCTCAAACAGTCATTGCTTCTGACCCTGTAGACGTTGAGACATCAAGCTCTAAGGTAAGCAACCTTTACTGTGCTGTACCTCAAGCACAAGGTCTAGTCCTATTCAGTGAGTATGAACAGTACCTACTCTACTCAGAAAGTGGTATCATCTCACCTACTGATGTTATTGTACGTACAATCAGTCAGTATGAATCAGATAGGACTATTGCTGCACAAGACACAGGTGACTTTATTGGCTTTGTGTCTAAGGTATCAGGTTCTACCAAGCTACTAGGTATGCAAGCACGTGGTAATCTAGCTGCTGCTGATGTATCAGAAGTTAGTAGGGTTGTTGCTGGCTACCTACCAAAAGATCTACAACATCTTGTTGTTAATGTACAGGATTCATTGCTTGCTCTTTATACCATTGATTCTAATGAGATATTCCTGTACAAGTACTATGCTGCTGGTCAGGATACAGTTATGCAAGCTTGGTTTAAATGGCAGCTAACAGATCCCATTAAGTTCCTCACTGTTATCAATAACTACTTTGTTTGTGTTGTTAAGAGTGGCAGTGAATATAAGGTAGTCATTCTTGACATCATTCAAAACCTAGATCCAGCAGAAGTAGATGCTAGCCCTGCTATCACTACGACACGATTGGATCAAGCATTTGTTGTTAAGTGTGGTGGTACTATTACGTACAACAGTGTCACTAAGAAGTCCACTATTCCTAAACCATACACACACGTTACAGGTAAGACTCCTCTAGTCGTTACTGCACAAACCATGGAAGATGGTGCTGCAACTGATTACAGTACGCTGTATGGGTTGTCTGCTACTCCAGATCCAGATGTTACACATGACTTCATCCTTGAGGTAGAAGTAGATGGTAGCGGTAATTGGTTAGTGCTTGGTGATTGGACAGGTAAAGAGTATGACCTAGTAGCTGGATATGAGTTTGACTTTGACGTAGATCTACCACGGTATTTCTATCGTTCACAGAACAACGTAGATTGGACATCTTCGTTGACTATTGCTCGTATGAAGTTTGATGTTGGATTTAGTGGTTCTGTTAATTTCTACATTACTCGCTTCGGTGCTCCTCAATGGATCTATGTGGCTGGTGTACAGAATGCTGGATACTACCTATCTAACTCAACACCTACTATTGATCGGACAACTCTTACCGTGCCTATTCATCAAAAGAATACAAACTTTAATCTTAAGATAAACAGCACCTCACCATTCCCGGTGTCTTTAAATAGCATGACTTGGGAGGGTCAGTATGCTCCACGTTATTATAGGAGGGCTTGATAGATGGCATTTCCTGTAGGATTAGCCATTGGTTTAGGTGGATCAGTACTTAGTGGCATCTTTGGTGGTGCTCAACAGAGTGCTCAAAATAGAGCAGCTGAACGTCAAGCTCAACTTGCGTATGAAGCCAACCTAGCTAATTGGAAATTTAATAAGACAAGTGCTCGTCGTCAGTATAAGTATGACAAGCAGACTGTCGCACTTCAACGGCAGAACACTGAACAAAACCTAGCTTATCAAGAAGCTACAGCCAATCAATCTTGGCGTTATCAGATGCAGATTCAAGCATTTGATTATGCCAATCAGATGCGTGCCTTTAATAAGTCACAGCAGACTGCACAACAACAACTTGGTTTTAACAACCTTGCTTATGACTTTGCATTGCAAGATGCAGCACGTTGGGAGCAGGAACAAAGTGTAATGCTTGACTTTGAAGAGAAGTCAACTATGATGGAGTTTCGCTACAATCAACGTGGTGAAGTTCTAAACATGCAACAAGCTGAAGCTGTGATGCAGCAGACCCGTGGCATGGGTCAATTGCAACAGCAGAAAGCTTATGTTGATGGTCTTAAGCAGATGGGTGCTGCTCAAGCAAAAGGTGCTATGGGCATCAGTGCTGAGAAAGCTGCACAAGCTGCTATTGCAGAAACTGGAGCTGTGACTGCTGCTATCATTCAAGATGTTATCAATGGTGAGCAGAACTATGCTCTTACCTCTGAAGCTATCAACATGAAGCTTGAGCAGCTTAACGATAACTTCTACATGGATAAAGCACAGCTTGCTGCATCTCGTGTTAGTCTTGCTAACCAAGCTAAGGTTATGCAACGTCAAGCTTCTCTTAATAAGTATCAAGCTGATCTCAATGCTATTGCTAATATCATGCTTGAGCCTATTATGCCTCCTGCTATGCCTAAGCCTTTGGCACTGCCTCGTCCTGAGCTTCAAGATCCTCTTGAGTTCGATAAGAAGTTGTGGAACAGTGTACGTCCCAAGAAAGGTTATGTTGGTGGCATGAGTCCTGTTATGGCTGGTCTTGGTCAGTTTGCCTCAGGTGCATTTAATGCTGCACTTGGTTCATGGAATCCCGCTACTAGTTCGTTCACATAATGGCTAAATTTAAAAGTTATGCAAGTCCGACTGGATTCCAACCTATTCAGGCACCTGATGAATCCAGAAAATATCTAGCACAAGGTCAACAACAACTGCAAGCAATGCAACGTGCTATGCAGTTTGATCTAGCTAATCGAGATCGCTACGCCAATGCTATGCAGAATGCACAGCAGATGGAGATGCAGAATCGAGATATGATCTTTAAGCAAGATCAACGTAATCGTGCTGCTGTTCAAGATCAAATCAACAACAACTATCAGCAAACTATTCGTGATGCTGATCGTCAAGGTAGGCAAGAGATAGCTACTCTTCAAGCTCTTTCTACATTCTCTGAGACAGCATTTAATGCTCTTGGTGAATTCAATAAAAAGAGAGAAGAAGGCATTAAGCTTGGTGTTCAGAAATCTCTATATGCACTTGGTCTTGATACCAAAGGCTTGATGGAGATCCATAAACTAGATCGCAACCTTACAGACCAAGCTCTTAGCGAAAACCAATTCGTTCAGAATCTACTTAAGCAAGGTGGCTCCATTCAGGATGTCCGCTACTTGATGAAGAACAGTAATGCTAAATACTGGTCTGAGTCTAGGCAACTAGCTGAAGGTATTGGTGTTGGTTACGGTAATTTTGTCAACGAAAACTACGAGACAAAGTTCAAGGTTCGTGAAGGACAGGAGATTAGCTATGCTGAAGCTCGCCAAACTGGTGACATAGAAGCACAGCAGACGATTCTTTCTCAGCTTCGTTCTCAGTACATCAAAGATTCTGGTGCTCTGAATCTTAGCCCTCAAGTAGCTGCATCGTACATTCACCCTTCGATGCGTGCTTTTGAGAACCAGTTGCAACAAGCAGCTAATGCTGAGTACCGTAAGCTGGCTGATGCTGAGACTCAAAACAACATCACTCGTGCTATTCATCAAAAGATTAGCACTGAAGGTGCTCTAGGTGCTGCTCAGTGGTTGTCTTCTCTTCCTGCAGGCGCTCAGCGTCGTGCTGGTAAAGCTAATCTTTTAGGTTACTTTGCATCCGCTGCTGCTGGTGATGGCTGGCAGGAAGCACAAGCTGTGTGGCAAGATCTACTCAATCAACCTATTACCTTAGGCGATGGTACTACTACAACCTTTGGTGAATTCAATAGAAATGATCCTGCTGTTATTGAAGTAACTCGTTCTTTTGTACAAGCTCGTGCTCGCAGCATTCAAGACTTCAACCTTCAACAAAATGAAATGATGACTCAGCGCAACATGGCTGAGAATGACATCATTAAGATGCTTGAAGAACTACCTGGTGGTTATACCGATGCTGATATTGAAGCAGCAGAAGCACGTCTTGATGAGATTGCTCCTGGTATGGATAGCCAGCGGCTCAATAGCATGATGAAGAACGAGTCTACCAACGCTCTTTATCGTAACAAGATTACCAAGCAACTCCAAGACCTTGCTGATCGTGGTCTATTGACTGAGGAACGCCTCAATAGTATGGGTATTCCTGGTACTATTGCTGCACAGTTCAGGGGTCTTGCAAAAGCTACTAGTGATGACCGTGCTGCTAATGGTAACTTCAAACCTCAGATGGAAGCTTTGGCTGCACTTGCTAAGTCTCCTCCGACTATTCAAGCTAAGCCTGATGGTACTTATCACTGGTCAGTACCTTTGATGACGCAACAGCTTCAGAATAGGTTCTTGACTAAGTACTCTGAGTTGAAAGCTGCTGGTGATCCTAATGCTGTGAATGCTGCTCTATCTTTTGTACAGCAGGAATTTGCAGCACAATCTAAGAACCCTCAGTTCTTCTCTACTGATAGTACTAACCTTGGTGGTTACTCTCAATTCACTAGGGCTACAACACCTTCTACTGCTTCTTCTGCACGTATGCAGTGGGTGCAAGGTAGTGTTGCAAAACTTGGTGTTAAGGCTTTGGACAGCAATGGTTCTATCTTCACTATCTCTGAGCTCAATCAGATTGAAAAGGATATGAAGAAGCCTGGATTTAAAATGGATCCAATGGCTGAGTATATTGGCAGACAGATGGGTGTTGATCCGTTGACTGTTATCAATAGACAACGTATTGCTGCTGGTCTTCCTCCTGCTCAACTTCCTGAGTCTACCGTTACCTTCAGTCAGACTGTTAATCCTCAACTGAAGCGGATGCTGGATGCCTATCAGACACCTATGTTGTCTACACGGGCTATGACATCTACTCGTACCTTTAATCCTACACTTGTTCCTAAAGGGTTTGGTCCTCTTGTTGTAGAAGCTGCACAGAAGGCTGGTATTTCACCAGTGTTTGTTGCTGCTTTTGCTGAAGCTGAGAATCAAAACTGGGATCCTAATGCGTTGTCTATGGGTGGCGCTGCTGCAGGTGTTGGTTTGATGCAACTCAGTCAGGAGTATCATGGTCCTGGTGCTACAGTTGCTGAACGTGAACGTGCTCTTAAAGATCCTCGTCTTAACTTAACACTTGGTGCTGGTATTCTCAAAAATATCTATCAAAAGTACGGTAACTGGAAGGACTCTATCTATGTGTGGAACATGGGTGAGACTGGTTACAAGAACTGGGTAGATGCTGGTAGACCTAATACAGCACAAGCTGGTTATGCAAAGGGTCTATATGAACGCTTTGAAAAGGCACGTGCTAAGTATGGTGATGTGTCTGCATTGCAAAGTCGTGGTACAATGCGTACTAGTATGCAACGTTTAGGTCGTGCAAGCTTTGAGAAACCATCTTCTGTTGTCTTTGAGACAGCAAGTGGTCAACCTGGTGTAGACCTTTTCTTTGAAAGCAAGCGTTTTCCAGCTGTACTAGACGGTGTAGTTAAGGACATTAGCCGTGAATCTGGTTACGGTAACTATGTAGTTATTGAATCAACTGATCCTAGTACTGGACAAAAGGTAGATGTTCTGTATGGTCACCTTGCAGACGGTATCTCACTACGTCCTGGGCAACGCATTTCCGCTGGTGACATTATTGGTACCCAAGGTGGTACAGGTAATGTACGATCAGCTGATGGTACTATTGCTTCAATTGACTTCCTTGCTCCTGCACCACGTGGTAGTAAGAGCATGACACCTTATGCTAATTTTGATAATCTAAGACGGTTTATTGTCTCACAAATGCAATAGAACTAATGAACGAAGACGATCTCACGCAAGAGATCCTGTTTGGTACGCCAGACATGACGGCAGAAGAGGAGCAGCAGATGATGCTGCAAGCAGAGCAGACGCAACAAGACATGCAGCTCATGGAGAACATGGCTCGTCGGCAAATGCTACAGCAAGCGGCTCAAGAAGCTGCTCCTCAACAGCCTCAAGGATCGACGCAACAACCTGCTCAACCTACGGGTCAAGAGCAACAACAGAAGCCTAAACAAGAAGGCGGTATTGACATTGGTGGTCTTGCTAGGCAAACACTAGAAGGTGCGATGACTGTACCTGCTGGTATTATTGATTTTGGTGTAGACCTTATCAACCTTCTTCCTAGTAAAGAAGTACCTGGTATGGCTAATCCTTTCCGTCCTGACGGTAAGGTGCCTAAACTTCCTAAGTTTCAAAGTGACATCACTCAAACACTTAGAGAAATTAGTAGTGTAGTTGCTCCTACACTTCTTTTGACTGGTATTGGTGGTGGTGCTCTTAAAGGTGCTGCTAGTGCTAGTAAAGCAAAGATGCTGCAAGACCCGTTTGTTCAATGGGTAGCACCTAAGCTATTTGCTGCTGGTGCTGGTGCTGCAGTTGACTATACTGTTCAGTTTAACCAGACTGATGACAACCTAACTGGTACACTAAAGAAATCCTTTCCTGCTCAATTTGGTTGGATTCCTGATAATGTTGCTACACTTGATAGTGATAGTCCTGATGTAAAGCGTGCTAAGAACGTCACTGAAGGTGTTGGCCTTGGTCTCTTTACTGACTTTGCTGAAGGTGTTGGTAAGCTTGTCAAAGGTGTACGTGGAGTACTTCGCTCTACTCAATGGGTACCCGAGTCAGAAAAGGCTACACAGTGGTTCTCGAAGAACTTAGGTACCGAGGCAGCTGATGACATTGAGGAGGCTATTGCAGAGTCTGCTGCACGCCGCTCAGACGCTTTAGACGAGCTTGGTGAGTACAACTTCTCTAAGAATGCTAACCTTGACGAACCTATGCTTGGTGTACATGACCTTTATGGTTATGAAGAATCAGGCATTCGTTCTGTAGATAACCTTGGTGTTGTAGGTGCTGCTGTTGATGTGGCACGTATTACTAACAACATTGATAGTGTCTATGGTCGAGTAGGTAGCGTTATCTCTGAACCTGCTCTTAAGTTTGGTCTTGAAGTACCTGAAGGTATGGAGACCATTATCCGTGGTCTTGCTTCTCAACTGCAAGATGCTGGTGAGTATGGCTACAAGACTGCTTCTGGTAAGTACATCTCCCATAAAGAAATCATGACTGCTGGTGAAGAACTGGCAATGAATTTCTATAAGATGGATACACCTGAACTTCAACAAGCAATTAAGAAGTGGCAGGGTGTTGATGTAGATACAGGTGCTCCTGTACTGAAGAGTGAGGCTTATGCCGCTGTCTTCCAAACCATCAATAAGCTGATGGATGACTACGCTAACATGGATGTTATGCGTGCTCAAGCATATGTTGGTACTTCTTTTGCTGGTCAAGTCTCTGACATGGCTCAGGGTGTACGTTTGATGGACGGTACTGCTGCTGTTGATCGAGCACAAGAACAGATCCTAGATCGTCTTGAATTCTTGATGGCACAAAAGGGTATGACTTCATACTCTCGTGGTCGTGCGTTGAATATGCTCAACCTTTGGAATCGTTTGACTGCCAAAGGTAGTGATGCAGCAGATGCAGCGTATGCTAAGCGTATTCAAAACACCATTGCAAATGAGGAGAATGCTACTCTACAAGCTATTGAACGTATCAAAGCTGAAGCTAAGCAAACTATTAATACCCTTCGTGAAGTAAAAGCTGAGCGTCCTGAGATGCTTGCTCCACTGATGATGGCATATGAGTTTACTGATGGTAAAGTAGACACAATCTCTAAGCTTAACAACTACGTTCGTGGTTCTCTTGGTACACTTAGCAAAGCTTTCTTTGATGGTGAACCTGAGATTCCTTCTGTTGTAATGCGTGGATTCTGGTCTAACCTTTATAACTCTACTCTTTCTGCTATCGGTACACCTATCAAAGCAGGTGTTTCCAACATTGCTCTACTTGCTGAGCGTCCTATTGCTCAAGCAGCTGGTGCAATTATTAATGGAGATATTGCTACCTTCCGTAAAGGCTGGTATCAGTATTCTGCAGCTTGGGATACTTTGAGCAATGCACTTGGTTATATGAATCAGGTCTTCCGTAGGTCTGCTTCTGACCCTTATGTGATGGCTCTTCGTGAAGATACTGGTGTAGCAGATCAACAGCAAATTGAACTTCTTAAGACCTTTGCTGATGCTAAAGCACAACAAGGTGAATATGGTCCTCAAGTCATGATGTCTATTGTAGAGGCACAAAATGATCTTGCAATGCACCCATGGTTGCGCTTTGGTCAGCGTGGTATGCAAGCATTTGACGGATTTACTCAGTCAGTTGTTGCTAACTGGGAAGCACGTGGTCGAGCTTGGGATACAGTCACTAAAGGTGGTGTGATTCCTCTTGATAAACAAGCGTCTGATCAGCTGGCTAAGGAAGTTTATTCTGCAATGTTTGACGAAAACGATAACATTACAGACTCTGCTGTACGTTATGCATCTAGTGAGATCTCAATGGCTTTGGATAATCCAGCCAACGATTCCTTCTCTTTACTAAGACTCCACTGAATATGGCTGCCTATTTCGGTACCCATAATCCTGTTGGTGCTTTTATTGATAAGGTGAATGCCTTTGACCGTGAGTTCTATGAAATGAGTGGTCAAGAGGTAGAGCAACTTCTTTCTTCTCGTGGTATTGACTACTCTCTAGACAACATTGAAAGTGTCTACACTACTGTACGTGCTGAACTAAAGGGACGTAAAGCTATTGGTACTCTTTCTGTAATGGGAGCTGTTGGTCTCTTCATGAGTGACCGTATCACTGGTGATGGTCTTTACGACAAAGAAAAGCAACGTCTACGTCGTGATGCTAATTGGCAACCTCGTTCTATTCGTGTACCTGGTGGTCAGTGGGTTAGCTATGACGGTATTCCTGGTGTAAGTGATTGGGTTGCTCTGACTGCTAACATCATGGATAACTTTGATTCTCTTAACTCTGCTGAGTTGGCTGAGAATCTACGTGCTGCTGGTTTTGTTCTTAGTGCTACTATCACTGATAAGTCTATGCTGGCTGCTCTGGAGCCGCTTAATGACGTTATTCGTGGTGATGTTGGTGCTATTAATCGTTGGACATCTTCTTTTGCTACCAGCGCTTCTATGCCTGGTTCTAGTCTGATGGCTGAATTTGGTCGTCTTCTAACTCCTAACAAGAAAGAGCTTGAGAATAACTTCTTTGATCTTGTTGCTAACCGTAACCCGATCATGAAGCAAACCTTGCCTGATGCACATGACTGGATTGATGGTGGTCTTGTTGGTGAACCTCCTAACTTCTTTGCAAGAGTATGGAATACTTACCTACCTTGGAAAGTGAATGGTGAAGTGTCTCCTGAAAAGCAGTTCCTTATGGACATTGAATACGATGCACGTCCCACACTTAAGACCAATGGTCGTGGTGTCGAGTACAGCAACGAAGAACGTTCTGAAGTTACTAGCATGATGGGTAAGCAACAGATCTTTAAACGTGAGATCCAACGTATCATGCAGACTGAAGAAGGTAAGATGTTCCGTAAGGAATTCAAGAAGGCACGAGATATGGGTCTTCAGCCTGAAGTAGAGAAGTTCAAGAACATTCATCTTTATCTAGATGCTGCTCTTCGTTCTTCCATGCGTTATGCAGAAGCACAAGTTTCTACACGTGATAGTATCCAACAAAAGGTGTACAAGAATCAAACAGTTGAAAACTTCCTGCAAGTTGGTGACCTTGATGGTGCCAAACGCTTCCTTGACAATATGAAACAAACAATGTCTTACTAAATGTAACCATGGCTTTAACTGAAATTACATACACAGGAGACGGCTCGGACGTTACATTTGGTCCGATTCCGTTTGATTACCTAGAAGACACTGATGTAAAGGTCAGTCTTGATGGTGTAGTTACTACTGCATTTACTATTGATCCTTCTACTAAGATCATCACGTTTAGTTCTGCACCTGGTGATGGTGTCAGCATTCGTGTCTTTCGTCGTACTGACTTTGAAGACCTAAGTGCTACGTTTATCTCGGGTTCTGCTATTCGAGCACAGGATCTGAATGATAACTTTAACCAGAACCTATACGTTACCCAAGAGATCTCTAACTACGCCATTACCAACGATGGTCTTGTGGCTATGGAAGCTGATCTTGATATGGGTGGTTATAAGGTTACAGACCTTGCTACTCCTATAGCTTCAAGTGATGCATCCACTAAGGGATATGTTGATAGTGTTATAGCTACTGGAGCTGCTAATGCCGCTGCTGCAGCTAACAGTGCTTCGGCTGCTGCTGCTAGTGCTAGTGCTGCCGCTACCACGCTTGACTCCTTTGATGATCGTTACCTTGGGGCGAAGACAAGCGATCCATCAGTAGATAATGATGGGAATGCACTGCTAGTTGGTGCTATCTACTTCAATTCCACATCCAAAGTAATGCGGGTATGGAATGGTGCGAACTGGCAAGACTCATCTGCTAATGCCAATGTTCTCCGTTGGAGGAAGACTGCCGCTGGAGGTGAGACCAGCCTTACTGGGAATGACGATAACAGTCAGACACTGACGTATCCCGTCAATCTTGAAGCTGTCTTCTTGAACGGTGCTCTACTGCAACGTGGTGTTGATTATGTCGCCACTACTGGTAATAGCATCACTGGTCTTGTTGCTTTGACTGCTGGTGATGTTGTTGAGGTTCTTGCTTTCAGTCAAGTTAGTCTGCTTGCTATCCCATCCAATACTGTCACTTTTACCCAGTCTGGTACTGGAGCAGTGCAAAGGACGCTTGAAAGCAAGCTAAAGGATGTTGTCTCCGTTAAGGACTTTGGTGCTGTTGGAGATTCCGACTTTTCTGGAAATGGTACGGACGATACGGCTGCATTTCAAGCTGCTATCAATACTGGTAAGACTGTTTATGTGCCTAAAGGTACATACAAAATTACAGCAACCCTAAACCTTCTTGACGGGTATAAGGCGCTTATCGGCGACGAGAATATGCCTGTCTTGGTTAAGACCACGGCTGGCCCTGCTATTAAGATTGGAGCAACAGGTTCAAACCTCAATGAGTATTCAAGGGTTGAAAATCTCTACTTACGTAAGACTGGAACACCAACCTTCGTTACAGATCCTGGACCAAACGATTCTGGTGTTGTAATCAGTGGTGGCGATTCCAGCGTTGCAGCTGCAGTTCAGAACGCAAGAGTGTACAACATCAGAGTCGGTGGTTGGGATGCAGGGTTCTTTATTACGGATACTGTTGGCACCCGTGTAGAGGGATGCTTTGTTCAAGTTCTATTTGATCATACTGCTCTCAGTGGTTTGACCAGTAGCAATAAGTTTGCAGGGTTCGTACTTGAGGCCGTTCCATTTACTCCAGGAGGTATTTCTCCGCAAGCAAGCATCGAACTCGTTGACAACGATGTTACTGGTGTAGGCACCCCAACCTCTATTACTTCTGTTGGATACTACATTATCGGCTCTGATATTAGAGACATTTTCTTTGATAGGTGTGAGACTAGCCAGACTTCGTATGGCTTCTGGATTATCGCTACAGGCAACGACTTTAATTGGGATGTTCAGATCAGGCGTCCTATTATTGATGCGTTTAAAATGCATGGCATCTACATTACTGGTGCTGATGGTCCAGGATGTATAACTATTGACGGCGGTTACTTTGTCGGAACTGGAGCAAGTGCTGGAGCAGCAATTTATGGTGTCTCTTCTACTGGCATCACTGTAACTGGTGGTTGTCAGATTCTAGGCATCGCGAACAACACCTCAACTGATGATGGAGTCCGACTGGATGCTTGTTCTTCTTGTACTATCAACGCTAATAGTTTCCAGAATCTGAACTATGGTGTTTCCCTTAATGGATCATCATATTGCACTGTCACAGGTAATCACATCTTTGCTAGTGCAACAGATACTGAGTCAACGCCAACTCTTAACGCCGGTGTGCGTGTATTTGGGGCTGCGAATAATAATACCATTGTTGGTAATACCATTCGCGGCAAGGATTCTGTGGATAAATACGGTAATGGAGTATTGGTAGTTGCTTCTTGCCCTAACAATGTTATAGCCCATAATACTATTGACTCAACCAGTGTTACTACTGCTTACAACATCTCCGATGCATCAACCAACCTAATCGGTGCAAGTACGGTTACGCTCAAGGCATCAAATATCACAATAGATGCTTCATCAGCACTGACTCTTAACTCTTCTGGCGGAGTTGCAACAATTAAAGGAAATAGCGCAAGCAATCCAGTGCTATTTCAAGATGGAGGTGGGAATAGTCTAGCCCGTATCGACAATAACGGCGATTATCTCTTTCGAGGTAGTAATCGTGGTCTGTACCACGGAGCTGGAACGCCAGAAGGGTCCATTACCGCAGCGCCAGGGACTATCTATCTAAGGACAGATGGTGGAGCTTCCACTACTCTATATGTAAAAGAAACAGGAACTGGAAACACAGGTTGGGTAGCTAAGTAAGCATTCTTATTATGACAAAAACACGTGACTTAGCCGACCTGGGTGGAGGTTTCATCCAGGCCGGTTCTGGTGCTGTGCAGCGCACCGTTGAATCAAAGCTGCAAGATGTGGTGAGTGTTAAAGACTTCGGAGCGGTTGGTGACGGGGTTACTGATGATACAGCAGCTTTCCAAGAAGCTATAAATGCGGGTGGTACTATTATTGTTCCAAGCCCCTCAGTAGAGTATCTGATCACCGGTCAGCTCACAATAACACAAACCGGCACTACACTTTGGGGCGAAGGGATGCCAACTATTAGGGTGGCAACCGGAGCAAGCAGCTTACTTAGAATTAGAGCTAGCTTCTTTACTTTAGAAAACTTCAGGTTCTATGCAGGTTCTCCTCTTTCGGAAGCAGCAATCCTAGTAGACACTATTAACTCAGCCCTTACTAACCTAAGAGTAGCAAACATTAGAGGAGAAAACTTGTTCGGTTTTTATGCCGACAACGGTGGCTCCAATACTGTGGTCAATGCTGTCATTACAGACATCTATCTTAATGCACATCGCGGTTATGGGATCTACACTCGCAAGCATTTCGCTTACTTCTATGTCGATGGGTTTGGTGTAACCCGAGTAGGCTTGTCTGGCGTCGATTACAACTATGCCGCCGCTAGAATTGAAAACGCTGAAGGTGTATTTGTACGAGATGCTTCACATGATGGGACAAATGCTACAAGCATACAGCCCGATCAACACGGTTATCACTTCATCTTGTCAAGCTTCATACAACTAGAAAATGTCATACCTGACCATGTTGGAGGACATGCTTTCTATTTCCAAAACTGTGCAAATGCTAGGGTTCTGCAGTGCTCCTGTCCTAACAGCAATCTCTCTTCGCTAATGGCAGCTGATAGCAGCTATATTGCTGTGGACAATAGCACCTTTAACACCTACACCTCTGGTAGTGCTGGAGCTTGTGGGGTAGAAATTACTTCTTGCAATAGGGTTGTACTGGCTAATAGTACTTCTTATGTTACCAAGAACGATGGGTTCAGAGTTACCTTGTCACAGGATGTTGTTCTATCTAATTGCACAGCCTATCTCTGCGGGGGCAACGGGTTTGCCTTTAGTAGCTGTTCACAGGTCTCAGCGTCTTCTCTGATTTCTCGGTCGAACACTCTTGCAGGTCTTTATACTATTGGTTGTCAGAGAGTCTCTACAAGCTCCTGTATAATCACTGACAATACTGGTAGAGGCATCGTAGGAAATAGCGACCTTGCTCAAATACATAATGCGGCTATTATAGCATCTAATGTCGCTGGCAACTACGATATTAGTGGCATAGTGTCTTACCTGGTCAACTGTATGCTGGACTCCGGCTCTCTTGTAAATGTGACTGCACCATCTACAGGCTAAACTACTAACACTTAAACGCCAATGACCTTCCCGGTAAATACGACTCTTGCTACTAATACTACACTTTAATTATAAGTAACTATTATGTTAACTATTCTCGGCATCAAAATGTCCTATGAGGCACTCATTTTCTTTGCTCTTTTTATTGGCTCTGAAGTAGTTGCTGCTTCTAAGCTGCGTGAGAACAGCATCGCTCAACTCTTTGTACGTGTTGTAGAGGCACTAAAGCCTCACCGTACTGAAGATGACAAAATCCAACGCATTAAGGATACATTCAAATGAGCATTAAACTCCTTGACGTTATTAAAAACTACAAGGGGTTACCTCATCAACAGCAAGCCATTGAGGCTCTAGAGCACCTTCTAGGGTCCTTTGGCTTATCTGATGATGCGGAGTGGGTAAAGATCTGGCGTACACCTGCTCCTGTAGCTCCTCAACAATTTGATAATACCTGGGAAGGTATTGAAGCTGCTGCTCGTGCTGCTGGAGCTAAATATCCAGAAGTAGTTGCTGCACAATGGGCACTTGAATCAGCATTTGGTACTGCTACAAGCGGTAAAAATAACTACTTCGGTATCAAAGGTACTGGTACTGTAAAGACTACCTGGGAAGACTACGGTAACGGTCCAGTAACAATCAAGGCATCGTTTAAGGACTTCGCTACTCCGTACGACTGTGTAGATCACCTTGTCACTCAGTGGTATAAGGACTACAAAGGTTATAAAGGCGTCAATCGAGCCACCTCTCGTGAAGATTGTGCATACCTCCTAAAAGCTGAAGGTTATGCCACAGACCCAATTTACGCACAGAAGTTGATTCGATTGATGGAGCAACATGAGTAGTACCACTTACAACATTGTACCTGGTAGGTACGATAGAGATCTACCTATTTCAACTAAAACTCATTTTATTAGTTCAGCTGCTTCTACTAATGCAACGTTGGTAAAATCTAGTCCTGGTACAGTTTTTAGTATTCTAGTACATAATACAGGCAGCGGTGTTGGTCATGCACACCACCTCCGTCTTTATGATAAAAATACAGCACCTGTTGTAGGTACAGATGTACCATTTGCTATTATCCACTTACCTGCTAGTCAATCTAAAGAGATTAACTTTACCAGTGGCATTACTTTTAACACTGGTATTGCATATTCTATTACAGAAGATGATGATCTACTAGATGCTACACCTATTGAAGCGGATTCTGTTCAACTATTTATAGGGTACATGTAATGATTGAAGCAGGTGTAGCAGCAGGTATTGCCCTTTTAACTGCCATTATCTCAGTCCATAACCGTCTTCATACAAAGATTAGCGAAGTGGATAGCCGTGTAGACAAAGTAGAACTCCGTGTAGCGGAGCACTACGTCCAAAAGCAAGAGCTATCTACTGCTCTTCAGAAGATGGAGGATCACATGATCCGTATTGAAAACAAATTAGATCAAATCGTCCTTAGAAATGGCTAACAACAAAGCTACTGAGGATATGTTTAACGAGTTACACAACCTCGTTACTACTGAATTCCTTAAGAGAATCAAGAGTGGTGAAGCAACTGCTCAAGAACTTAAAGCGGCTTGTGATTGGTTAGCTAAAAATGACATCAGTGGGGTTGCCTATGACGGTAACCCTCTTGATAAACTAGCTAACGTCCTCCCTAAAGTAGACCCTGAACTCGTACAGAAGAGGCTTTATGGCAAGTCGTACCTCTAAATACTACAAAGACAACCCGGAAGCACGAAAGAAGCGTCTTAAACAGCAAGCACGCTACAATCGTCAATCACTTCAAATTGAAAAACGTGTTGAACTTAATCGTGAAAACAGAAAACGTGGCACCTATGGTAATGGTGACGGTAAAGACGTATCACACAAGAAAGATGGTTCAACAGTACTTGAAAAAGCCTCAAAAAATCGAGCTAGAAACCGATCTCGGAAATGACACCGCAAAGAAAACCATGCAAACAGTGTGGGGTTGAGAAACCTTTTTCACAATTCAGAACCTGCAATACTAAGCATGGATTCTATCAAACTTGTAAGGAATGCTGTAAAGCAAAGGTATCACCTGAAACCTTAGCCTTTTACTATTGGAAAGCCGACCTAAAGAAAAAATACAAGTTAACACCAGATCAATATTACTCCATGCTGGAAGAACAGGGTGGAGGTTGCGCTATTTGTGGTATCACTAATCCTGGAGCCAAAAAATCATACTTTTGTGTGGATCATTGTCACCACACAGGAGATGTGCGCGGTCTTTTATGCTCATCTTGCAACATTGGAATAGGAAATTTAAAAGACTCTAGACTGTTACTCCAAAATGCTCTAAGGTACTTACATGGAAAACCCACAAGCGATGATGCAAAATCTCCAAGCACTTCGTTCCAGCGAAGCGAAGAAAATGTGGAGAAATTGGATACATGAGAGGGATCATTTTCAGTGTGTTTACTGCGGGTCTGAACAAAATCTTACTATAGATCACTGCCGCCCAAAATCTAAAGGTGGTCAGACTCTTTCTTCAAATTGTGTTACAGCCTGTCGTAGCTGTAATCAGGCTAAAGGAAGTCAAAATTGGTTATCATGGATGAGGCGAACCTTCGGGATTACTCCTAGAGAAGGACTTATTTTACAACATATACAGTAGTTATGGCTCAATGGTGGGACGATTACGAAAAAACTGAATTATCTTGGACCAATTGGAAACAAGAATCTAAAAAGTTAAGAGCTGAAGGTCTTAGCAAAGAAGAAATTTTTCAAAAGATAGGCGTTCCCACCAAAGATGGGCAAGTTATTAAGGTGACTAGCGACGGCGCTGGTGGGTACAAAGAACGCACAGGTAAGAGGGCTGAACAAGCGTCTCGTCGTACACAACGTATTGGCAGTAGCCGACAACAAGTTAATAAACTTATCAGAGAAGAAGCTACTGCTCAATGGGACGAACTTGTCGGTGATCGTGATGCCACTGTTAAAATTGGCAAACGTGATTATACTTTTGATCAGTATTTAAATAAAGAAGTACGAGATCACAGTAAACTTACTAAGCAAAAAGCGATAGAAGCTGTTGATCTAGGTAAATCACTTGGCCACGGTACACCAACTACTGATGTTGGTCGTTATGCTGAGTCCTACACACAACAGTTTGCTGAAGATCCGGCAAGTAATTTTGCTACTCAAGATTACATACCGCCAGATCAAACTGAACGCTTACGTCAAGCTGGTCTTGCAGGGTCTCCTCAAGAAGCAGCTAAGATGCATGTTGGTACTACTCGTGTTGGTGGTAGACTTCCTGATCCTGAAATTGAGAGCGTCCTTAAATTTAGTGGAGGATCTGCTCGATTTAAAGCAGGAGCTGGTACAGCTATACCTTTAATTGGTTTAGGTGCGACTATTTTAAGTGCTGGCCAAGCGTTTGCTGCTGGTGACGTACGTGAAGGTACTGCTAGAACTCTTGAAGGTGTTGCTGGTGAAATCCCAATTGCTGGTGATGTAGTCCAACCTGAAGCTGTTGCTGGTGGTACTTTTGAAGATGTTCAACGTAGAACTGCAGAAGGATTGCGTGCTAAAGAACTTCAACAACGTGCTGCTATGGCTAGACAACGAGGCGGTAAAATGTCCTTTGGTTTAGGTGGTGTACGCTTTACTTTACCTGAACTTGGTCTATCAGAACTCATGGGAATTAACTAATCCCTCACCAGAGGCGTCTACAAGCTCCTACAAGGCGCCTCTTTACCCACTTAGGTATATTCTACCACATGAACGTTTTAGACGCCCTTAAAGACGATTTTAAGATCTTTCTTCAAGCTCTATGGCAGCAGCTAGATCTACCCTCTCCTACACGAGCACAATACGCTATTGCTGACTACCTTCAACACGGTCCTAAACGACTACAGATCCAAGCATTCCGAGGAGTCGGTAAGAGCTGGATTACTGGTGCTTTCGTTCTATGGACACTCTTCAATAACCCAGAAAAGAAGATCATGATCATCTCTGCCTCTAAAGAACGGGCAGACAACATGAGTATCTTCCTACAGAAACTAATTATTGAGACACCGTGGCTATCACATTTGAGACCAAAGAGTGATGATGCCCGATGGTCTCGTATTAGCTTTGACGTTGCCTGTAGCCCTCACCAAGCACCTTCCGTTAAGTCAGTTGGAATCACAGGTCAGTTGACTGGTAGCCGTGCAGACCTGATGATTCTAGACGATATTGAGGTACCTGGTAACTCTATGACAGAGATGATGCGAGAGAAACTCCTTCAACTCTGTACTGAAGCTGAGTCTATCCTTACACCAAAGAAAGACTCACGTATTATGTACCTGGGTACACCTCAGACAACCTTTACTATTTACCGTAAACTAGCTGAACGTAACTATAAACCTTTTGTCTGGCCAGCACGTTACCCTCGTAAACTATCTAACTACGAAGGTCTACTTGCTCCACAAATACAAGAAGACATTGAAGCTGGTGCTGAATCATGGGATGTAACAGACCCTGATCGTTTCTCTAACGATGATCTAGTAGAACGTGAAGCATCAATGGGTCGTAGCAACTTCATGCTACAGTTCATGCTAGACACTAGCCTTAGTGATGCTGAGAAGTTCCCACTTAAGATGGCAGACCTTATCGTTACAGCAGTTAACCCTAAGGAATGTCCTGATGCTGTAGTCTGGTGTTCAGATCCATCTAATGTTATTAAAGACCTACCAACAGTTGGTCTACCTGGTGATTACTTCTACTCACCAATGGTCATGCAAGGTGACTGGTTACCTTACACAGAAACAATCTGCTCAGTAGACCCATCAGGTAGAGGTACAGACGAAACAGCAGCTTGCTTCCTTAGTCAACGTAATGGTTTTATCTACCTTCACGAAGTACGTGCTTACCAAGACGGTTATAGCGACAACACTCTCTTAGACATCCTTAGAGGTTGTAAAAAATACGGTGTTACTAAACTCCTCATCGAAACTAACTTTGGTGATGGTATTGTCGGTGAACTTTTTCGTAAACACCTCCAACAAACGAAACAAGCTATAGACATTGAAGAGGTGCGTGCTAATGTCCGAAAAGAAGACCGTATTATTGATACCCTTGAGCCTGTTCTTAATCAACATAAGCTTATTGTTAATAGGTCTGTGGTGGAATGGGACTTCAACTCGAATAAGGAAGCCGCACCCGAAACTAGACTCCTTTATATGCTGTTCTATCAGATGTCGAGGATGTGTCGTGAGAAAGGTGCCGTAAGACATGATGACAGATTAGACTCACTAGCTCAAGGTGTTAAATACTTCACAGATGCACTAGCTATTAGTGCCTATGAAGCAATGAAGACACGTAAACAAGAAGACTGGAATGATCTAATGGAAGAATGGCTTGATGACCCTCAAGCAGCTGCTTCTCATATGGCATTTGGCTTTAATTTAGACCAAAGAAAACAAGCTAGAATGTTAGATGGTAAAAAGTCAGTTCCCACCTGGGTTTAAGACCGATAACACCCGTATACAGGAGAAGGGAAGGGTGGACCCGACTCCTGGAGGAAAGGACTCGTCTCTAACGAGACAATCCTTTCCTTTTTTTCTTTAATGAACAGTGAGGGAACAAAGGTTCCAAAGACAAACATCTCCCTCTTAGTTCATTAATCTACTCTACTACTATGAATCTAGTGAGTACTGATTCTCTCCATCCTTCTGAATCCCGTCACTACTTATACTACTGTATGCATACCGCCACCCTCGTACACATCACTCCTGATGCTGAAGATCTAATTGCTTACATGGCTAGGGTATCTAATCCAGCTAATCAACATAACACTGAGACCAGTGCTAAGCTGATTAAATACCTCATTAACCATAACCATTGGTCACCCTTTGAAATGGTGAACATGTGTGTTTCTATTGAGACAACTCGTAGTATAGCAGCACAGATCCTTAGGCATCGTAGTTTTAGCTTTCAAGAGTTTAGTCAACGGTATGCTAAGGTAGAGAAGCAAGCATCTATTCCTGAGCTACGTAGACAAGATCAGAAGAATAGACAGAACAGTATTGATGATCTAGATGAGGTGTTGAAGAAACACTTTCAATTCCGTATAGGGTCACTGTATTCTGATTGTTATGGACTGTATAAAGAACTGGTAGCAGCCGGTGTAGCTAAGGAGTGTGCAAGAGAAGTGCTTCCAATGGCAGCACCAACTAAGTTGTACATGAATGGTACGATTAGGTCGTGGTTGCACTATTGTGACCTGCGAACTAGTAATGGTACGCAAAAAGAACATGCACAGATAGCAGCACGTATTCAAGACATCTTGTATCAGTTTCTTCCTAATGTTTGTGAAGCAATGTGGAATTATGATTGAAGTGTGGCAGTTGTTTTCTCATAACCTTTATAGTGCCACTATATTCAGACTTGAATTTGATGACCCTTGCTTTGGCTTGATCTTTCAACGCGCTTTCTGGAATGAACTGAATACTGGTTGGTTAGAGATGAGTCGTGATGAGTACTTTAAAACTGAATGAGTTTAAAGCTCTTTATAAGGCATGGAAGACTAAGATACCGTGGGTAGATTACCTACTTCTTGGTCTTCTTGTCTTTATTGAGAATGTTCTCATTAATAATCGTGTTAAA